GTATATAAATTTCACGACCATAAATTTGATAACATGGGTAAATACTATGCTGTTATCCGTAAGGCTATGGATAATTTAGGCCATAGTGAAGTTTTTGAACCATACTCAGCTGATATAAATTTTTATAATCATATACACTCTTTTGGCGACCATCGTATAATAGTTAAACCAACTGCACCCACAGCTAAACACTTTGCATTAGATTTACATGGATATGCTAATACATCTGAAATAGCTTATAAAAAGCCAAAAATATATCTCAACCAATGGAATGAGTGGGGTGTAATAACAGATTTAATAAAAAAGAAATCCAATAAATGGGATGATTCCATATTACTTAAATGGCGTAAAGATAAACAACCCATACCCGATGAGCATATATTAGTAATAGGTCAAATGCCTGATGATGAAACAGTAAACGGATTTGGTTTTGGAGACCATTGGAAACGACTTTGTATGATAGTTGAATTCCTAAAGAAATTTAATGGGTTTAATACAGTAGTTAAATTACACCCTAGAATGAAAGGGAAAGATGTACAAATAGAAAAATGGAGAAAAGATGGTATTACTGTTGTAGATGGATATATTAGTATTCACGATATATTACCTAAAACATATATAGCCATAGTAGATAATAGCACGGCAGGTATAGAGTGTTTAATGCATCAAGTTCCTATTATATCATATGGTTGGCCTGAATATCATTGGGCCACAGCTAAAGCCCAAACATTACCTCACATGGAATCATTACTTAGAGATTTAGATTGGTACGACAAAGAATATGCAGACAATTTTATATTATGGTATATAACCGAATATCTATGCCATGATGTTGATAGCACGGAGAAAAGATTATGCAAGTTGATATAAAAGATATAGGTGGAGAAATAATAAAAGATAATGAGACCTATTTACTCAAAGATAATAAATTTTTAAATAATTTAGTACTGAGTAGTACAGAACTGAAAGGCCATCAACAGACTACTGGCCATAGACATGAAGGACAAGAAGAAGTATACTTTTTTATAAGTGGTACCGGATTTATTACAGTAGATGAAAAAGAATATGATGTAGGCCCTGGTAGTGTAATATTAATTCCAGATGGCGCATATCATAGAGTATATAATGACACAGAGGAATCTCTATATTTTGTCTGTGTATTTGATGGAAAGAGATCACACTAAATAACTTAATATGGAAACCTTAATCGTTAAGAAAAAGAACGAGTCTTTTTTGCATATAGAATGCGAACCTAGTGTTGAAAGAGAATTATCTGAACATTTCTGCTTTTATGTACCAGGTTATAAATTTATGCCTGCTTATCGTAATAGAATGTGGGACGGTAAAATTAGATTATTTGACCAGAGAGCCAAAACCATATACACAGGTCTTTTTAAAGAATTAAAAAACTTTGCCGCGTCGCGAGAGTATCATCTTCTTGCTGATGAATCAAAATACTATGGTGCCCCAAATGAGAAAACAGATTTTACTGATGTAAGTGTACCATTAACTTCTAAAAGTGTTCCTATTTCACCAAGAGATTACCAAATGGCAGCTGTTGAACATGCTATAACTAATCAGAAATCACTTTTATTATCACCTACTGCTTCAGGTAAATCTCTTATAATATATAAAGCAGCAAGATGGTATATTGATAATGACCCAAGTAAAAAGATTTTAATTATTGTACCTACCATATCATTAGTAGAACAGATGTATTCAGACTTTGCCGATTATAGTGAAACAGATGATGGGTTCCATATAGACGAATGGGCTCATAAAATACATGGAGGTATGCCAAAAGGTCCTCTTCTGCATAGAATTGTAATTTCGACCTGGCAATCAATATATAAAAATAAAGCCGAATGGTTTCAATCCTTTGGTATGGTTATCGGTGATGAGGCTCATCAGTTTAAAGCAAAATCATTAACTGCCATATTAGAAAAATGTACAGAAGCAAAATATAGAATAGGTACCACAGGAACTCTTGACGGAACACAGACACACCAATTAGTATTAGAAGGATTATTTGGACCGGTACATAGAGTAACTACTACAAAAGCTTTGATGGATTCCAATCAACTCGCGAAATTGGAGATTAATTCTTTAGTGTTAAAATATAAAGATGAGTACTGTAAATTAAAAAGAGATTATAATGAAGAAATTAACTTTATTGTAGGATATGAACCAAGGAATAAATTTATATCTAATTTGGCCATAGACCAAGATGGTAACTCATTAATACTTTTTAATTTAGTGGATAAACATGGTAAACCACTACACGATATGCTACGAAAAAAGCTTGAAGGAACTGATAGAAAACTCTTTTATATCTCTGGAGAAACTGATGTTGATACTAGAGAGCAGGTTAGAACAATTACCGAAAAAGAAAAGAATGCTATCATTGTTGCGAGTATGGGTACATTCTCTACCGGTGTTAATATTAGAAATCTGCATAATCTTATATTTGCTTCTCCTTCTAAATCTCAAATAAGAGTATTACAGTCTATAGGTAGAGGTTTAAGAGTATCAGAAGATGGTAGAGATACTAAGGTGTATGATTTGGCCGATGATTTACATTGGAAATCCAGAAAGAATTATACACTACAACACGCGGCCGAAAGAATAAAGATATATTCAAAGGAAAAATTTAAATACAAACTTTACGATATAAATATATAATATGGATTACTTACAAAGAAAAGACGAATTAAACATAAGGCATTTTAAGCTTGCAAACGGAGAAGAAATAATCGGAATCCTTGCAGTAAAAAATGATGATAGTTATATAATAGAAGGACCAGTTATGCTAATACCTAATGTGTTAGGTGGTATGCAATTCCAACATTGGTTCCCACTTTCTAATACAAAGAATTTTAAAGTTTATAAGGTTAATGTAATGCAATCTGCCAGAGTAGAAAAATATGTGGTAGAACAATATATTAAATTTGTAATGCAAGAGCCTCGGTCCCAACTAAAAATTGGTGGAATTAAAGAGGCTATAACAGAGATGCTTGAGAAAGAAAAAGCTTTATTGGAAGAAATGAGTTCAGAATACGAAGAGTCGTTACCTTCTGGCCTCCTGGATATTCCTAAAAAGGAAACAATACATTAGTATACCTCTTTCCCCCGGAGGGTACTTATATATTATAACACAAAAGCACTCGATTGTAAACCGGTTTATGAAAAATATTTTGGTTTACTTATGATTAAAAGTATGATATAATATAATATTATGGAGAGCAAAAATGGCGAAGAAGCTAAAACCAAAAGAAAAGCCTCATTATGTAAATAATAGAGAATTTTCAGAAGCAGTCTATGACTATGCAGTCGCAGTAGGAAAGGCTAGAAAGAAAAATAAAAGCGAACCAAAGGTTACAGATTACATTGCAAGATGTTTTATAAAGATAGCCGAAGGTTTATCTCACAGACCAAACTTTGTTAGGTATACATACCGAGAAGAAATGGTCATGGACGCAGTAGAAAACTGTTTAAGGGCTATCGGTAATTATAATATCGAAACGGCTACTCGGACAGGAAAACCCAACGCATTTAGTTATTTTACACAAATATGTTACTATGCATTTATTAGAAGAATAACTAAAGAAAAGAAACAACAAGATATTAAATTTAGATTCATTGAGAAAATGGGTATTGAAGATTTTGTACAAATGGGTATGGATGGAGATACTGCTCAAGAAACTATGGCATATGTTGATACACTAAGGCAAAGAATTAGTCAAGTCAGAACTAAAGATACGGCTATTAAAGAATTTGCCAAAAAAGAAAAGAAAAAGGAAAAGCAGAAGTTAGAGCTTTTCATGGGATAATATATGAAAGTAGCAATATTAAACGACACACATTGCGGTGTCAGAAACTCAAGTGATATTTTTTTAAATTATGCGGATAGATTTTATACAGAGGTATTCTTTCCATATTTAAAAGAACACAATATTAAAAACATATTACATTTAGGTGATTATTATGAACACAGAAAATTCGTCAATTTTAAAGCTCTTAACGCGAATCGCAAACATTTTCTTGAGCCTCTTAGGGATGCTGGTATTACTATGGATATCATTCCTGGCAATCACGATGTTTACTTTAAAAATACTAACGAGTTGTGCAGCCTCAAAGAGTTGCTCGGATATTTTACTACAAATGTTAACATCTGCATGAAGCCAACTGTTCTGGACTATGATGGTCTAGGAGTTGCAGTTGTACCATGGATTAATAATCAGAACTATAAACAGTATATGGATTTTATATCTACTTGTAAGGCTCCTATTTTAGCCGCGCATTTAGAGTTAAAAGGATTTGACATGATGGCTGGAATACCAAATCCACATGGTATGGATACAGACCCATTTTCTAGATTTGAAATGGTATTATCTGGACACTTCCATACTAAATCAAGTCAAAATAATATTCACTATCTAGGTTGTCAAATGGAATTTACTTGGGCTGATGTAGATGACCCAAAATATTTTCATATACTAGATACTGAAACAAGGGAGATAACAGCTGTTCGTAATCCAATTACAATGTTTAAAAAGGTAATCTATGATGATACAAAAGTGGATTATACCAAAAAAGATGTTAAGGAATATGAACATAAATTTATTAAACTTATTGTTATAAATAAAAATGACCTTTATATGTTTGACCAATTTGTGGACAGACTACAAAGCATAGATACATATGAGCTAAAGATAGCTGAATCATTTGAAGAGTATTTGGGAGAAAGCGTCAAAGACGAGAAAATATCCCTGGAAGATACTACGACCCTTCTGGATTCCTATGTCGATGCTGTAGAAACAGATTTGGACAAAGACCATATAAAAGTTGAATTGAGAAAGCTTTATACAGAAGCACAGAACTTGGAAGTCGTATGATACAATTTAAAACTTGTAAGTGGAAGAATTTTCTATCCACTGGGAATGATTTTATTGAGATTAATTTAGAAAAATCACCCACAACTCTCATTGTAGGTCAAAATGGTGCAGGAAAATCTACTTTATTAGATGCAATGTCTTTTGGCCTATTTGGTAAACCACACAGAGATATAGGTAAATATCAGCTAATAAACAGTATCAATGGTAAACAAACTCTTGTAGAAGTAGAGTTTGATATTGGTAATTCAGAATTTAAAATAGTAAGAGGTATCAAACCTAATAAATTTGAAATCTGGCAAAACGGTAACCTCATAAATCAAGCATCTAATGTAAGAGATTACCAAAAGTTTTTAGAAGCAAATATTTTAAAATTAAACCACAAATCTTTTCATCAGGTTGTTGTATTAGGTAGTAGCTCATTTATACCTTTTATGCAACTACCAGCATGGTCTCGTAGGCAAGTCATAGAAGATTTGCTTGATATTAATATTTTCAGTAAGATGAACCTATTATTAAAAGAGCGTAATTCTAAGATTAGAGAAAATTTATCCGATATAACACATCAGATTGATTTACATAATACCAAGATAGATGCTCAAAGTAAATATATCAAAGACATAGAAGCTCTTAATCA